ATGGAAACTTATGATATATATTTTAAAGAAGGTAATGATTTTGCTAATAAAGGATTTTCATTGAAAGATAAGGCTAAGGCCATTAGAATGGCGGAAGATATGTTGGCTGAACGCAAAGGATATGTGAAGGATTTTGTTGGAGGAACTATTTCCGTAATGTGTAAAGAAACGAAAGAGGAAGTTTGGTCCAAGCCGATAGAGGAGGTTTAATGCAATTTTTACATCTTTTTTTGCCTTGCCAATCATAGAGTTGTGAAATACAGTGCTGTAATTGAAATGGTACGTAGCCGTTAATAGCAGCAACCCTTGGTTGTATTTGTGGTGGATTTGTTATTGGCGGACATGAATATTTCTTTCTCTTCTAGGATATTCGGTATATTTCTCCTTTCATGCTTTTGCCGGACTGATATAGATAATGCCGGGTAGCACTTGATAGGACGATGATTGTTCTTTTACTAAGATGCTTCAGTATGACTTTTTTCCGATCCTATCCATTCTTGACATATAGTTGTTATTCATAGCTAAATACACCGTATTCCCAATGAAGCTTTCTGTGGGGATCCCTTTGGTGTTCGTGTAACTATTGTGACTGTTATTATGCCGATGGGGTATAGTATTGATACAACAATGATTTTTCATAATAACTTTTAACTTATGATTTAGATAGCTCCGACTTGTCACAAATCGGGGTTATCCGCTTGTTATGCTATTAAACTTGGTCAGCTATTGGTTAACAATTTCACGCAACAGTAACTCTTTGGAGTAAAAGTGGCAAATAAATTTTTTGTTCACATGAAAAAAACTTTCCCAAAAGCTTTGTATTATTGATTTTCTATGTATCTTTGCATCGTTATTATTTCTCGGGGTATTAGCTCATCTGGCTAATTTTTTCTACTTCTTAATCTGCTGTTTGTCACCTATTTATATTTTTCGTTTTCGTTTGATGTTGAAACAATGTTGAAACAAAGGAGATTTTCATGTTAAAGCCGGGCGTAATCCCCGGCTTATGTTGTTTTTTAACTCTTCCCGGATTCCAATCATGTTCTTTAGTTGTTATTGCTAAAATATTGCTAAAACAATTTTCAAATCATTTCAATTCATCAAGCCTGTAACTACTTCCGTCTATAAATATCGAAGTACCAACAGTTGTAAACGTAGCCTTCTCCCTCACCATTCCACCGAGAGAGTTTTTAGCCCCATAATCCAGTTCCCAATTTACTGTGAAATCTCCATCCTTTGTGTATTTTTCGCTGTACACCTTGAAAGATTCAGGGTCTTTTAAGGTATAATCGAAATATGCTTTATACACTTTCCTCCCTTTATAAACAGCTTCATCGCAGGAACTCATACAGAATAGTGCTGACAAGCCTATTATGGTAAATAGAATCTTCTTCATAATCTTATATATTTAGTTTGTTCTTTAATTCGTTGAAAGTATCTGGATTCTCAAAATCTCCCCAACAGTATTTCTTGTATCTGTCCCGGTCGAAGCTGTCTTTTTTCTCATAAACAATCAGGTAATCCTTATCACATAAAACAATCACAGAAGAATTAAGTAATCGGGCGTATGAGCGCGCTTGCAAATATGCTTCTTCTCTTTCCTTGTTATTCCTCATACACAGCTTGGCTTCAATCAACACTTTTGCCCTTTCCTCATTTGGTTTATTGCCATAATGTAACGCATAATCTGGGAATATCCTATGTCCTCTCCCTGCTTGGATTGGTAACTGCCGGATGAAGTCTTTGTTTTCATACCATCCCATAGAGTTAAGCAAAGGTTCTAATAACTGTTGCTCTACGTCCCGTTCTATCTCTATACTTATATTTTGGGGTAGTGTAGGAGCATATAGCTTTGGTAAGGTATCTATATCAAATCCTTTTGCCTTTATTATTCGCAGAAGTTCGGAGTAATCCTCGCTACTCATTGGCCATCCGTTTACTCCCTGGAACTTCTTTCTAATAAGAGGATGCTTTGAGAAGTATTCATCGGCTTGGAGTTCCTTCAATGTTATATGAGGTAGATTTATCTTATTTCCTATGTACGTATTGCTGTAATAGTGGAAGAATGGATCTATCACTCCATCTGTTTGAGCGATCCACAAACAAGTGATTGCGCTAACTGGTGATGTTTCATAGTGAACTAGAATATCGCCTTTTTGGGTTTCAGGATTGGCCTGCCAAAAAGTAAAATCTAAAGTAGATTCTATCGGGGCTGTTTTCCCACCAATGAACCATGCTTGTGCCGGTTGTGGAATATCTGTTTTTTCTTTTGAAATGAAATTGGGTGCATAGTCATATAAAAATGCGCATAACTCTGCTGGAGAGAGTTGGTTTTCAATTCTAAACCGATAAAACACCTCACACAATTCCCAATAATACATACATCTCGATTTATAATCAGATTTTTTAGGTATAAGAGGAAGTTCTATCTCGAATGTGTCTGTTATCTTATTTAAAACGAAAAAACGACTTCTGAAAAGGTTTGGGAAAAAGTATTCAGGGGCAAAGTAATATAACATGAATGACAACATATCATTAGCAGATAGCATTAATTGGTATTCGCCCTCATTGATTACTGCTACATGCTCTTCATCAAATATCCCTTTGGTCGTGAGTGTATAATAAAATTGCTTTGCAGATTCATGGTTTTCGGGCTTTTCTGCACTGTCGAAAGAGCAAGCCCAAAATAGGTCGCATGTTTCTACAAAATAGTCTTCTGAAAGAAAACGTGCTGAATTAGGATTGTATTTAGAAAACAGTTCGTATTCAGTCATCTTTTCATTGGCTTCCTCAAACAGGATGCCTAATGATTTTGAGATTGACAATTATCACAAGGCTACCGTAAACGAACTGATTGAACACTTTAAAAGAAAGGAGAACCAACCATGACCGAAGAACTTGTGACATTAGAAACAGCGAAGTTGCTGAAAGAGAAAGGGTTTAATGAACCATGTATGATTGCTATGAATATTGAAGATGGTAGACAATATGGTACTAATAGAACAAATAGCGAGTTACCAATAAAAGTATGTTCCCATCCTACTCAATCCGTTGCACAAAAGTGGCTTCGTAAAACTAAGAACCTGCATATCGAAATATCCTATATGTATGAAAACTATTGGACGTATGATATACTGACAATTCCGAGACATGACTTGATAGGATTGTCTGACAGACCTATTATCCGTTATAATACCTACGAGGAAGCACTTGAAGCAGGATTACAGGAAGCATTAAAACTTATATGATTATGAAAACAATATTATTTACAATTATATTTATTATCGCCCTATTATGGGTCGGAGATCTCACAATTACATTTAAGCCGTTTTCTATATCACTTCCCGGTTGGTATAAGCCTGTAGGTATCATCCTGTTTGTGTTGTCAATGGCGGTATATACTATAGGGGAATATACTAAAGGCTATAAGCATGGTTTCGATGATGGGATAAAGGAATGTGTTGAAATACTTAAAAAGAAAAATCCATGAGCAAACTATACAAAGTAACCATTTTCGGGGAATCATTCCTAATCGGGTGGTTCCCTTTTTCTTCACGCTGGTATAACAAGCTAAAGATAATCAAATGATAGTACGTCATTTTATAAGAGTTCCGGTTGGAAGTACTGTCTATTGCGACAATCAGCCGGTTAAAATACTGGAGAAAGGATATGCCCTTGCTCTATGTGATGTTAATGGGAAACGGGTATATATCACCTGCTATGATTTGGAAAAGAAACCATTCGTCAGCACGAATGGGGAAGAATGAAAAAGAGCCAACCCACGCACGACCATGAATCAGCTCTTCCTTACACGATTATGATGCAAATATACTATTTACTTTTAAAATAATCGTGTTATGGAACTGGATTTTAACAAAATAATTCGCCTTAAAAAGATTAGAATTGAGAAATCAGAACTTTCAGAAGAAGAGAATGCCTTGACTGCCCCGGTTCTGAAAGACAAAAGCCTTATCCATGAAATCTATAAAATATTTGTTAAGTTACTGAATGAGAGAGGATGTCCACCGAATATTGACAGTGTTACCCAGCGGAAGAAGTTCATTTTCATTATCCTGTACCTGTTTTCTCCAAGTTCGCTTGCCGGTGGGAAAATGACAGCTGGGTTACGCGAAGAGATGTCAAGGGTACTTGGGGTTCAGTCCAAGAGTACAATTTCCGACAACTGCGCTGATGTCGTGTTTCTCTATCAGAATTATGGGGATTTCAGCGGGGATATAGAGTATCTTTATACCGAAATCGTAAATCGGTTAAGAATCAAAGGGCTAATCAATTAATGAGCCGGAGTTTAGTGCTCCGGCTTTTGTTATGTGTACACGGTGTTAAAAGTAACAAATATGTTATTTCTTTCTTCATCTTTGCTTGTTTTATTGTAACAAATATGTTACTTTTGTAGTGTCAATTAAAAATGTTCTTTGATTTTATGAAGTATTCAGAGTTTTACAAATTGATTGAATCAGCTGGCTGGACAATCAAAAAGGGAAAGAAACATTATAAATATGTTCATCCCGACTTTGACTACTTTATTCCTGTTGGCAGACATCAGTCTCAAGAGATACCCAATGGTACTCTTGACAGTATGTTGAAAAAGGCAGGGTTAAAGAAGTGAAAGGACTGCACCCACTTCGGTGGGTGCTTTAATTGACGAATTTAAAATACACGATTATGAAGAAGATTAAGGCAATTATTGAAAAGGCGAATGATGGGGGTATTTCCGTATATTCGGAGGATGTGAACGGAGCGTACGGTTTTGGGCTTACAGAGCAGGAAGCGAAAGATGATTTTATGTCCGTACTTGAGGAGCAGGCCGAATATTATAAAGAAAAACATGGAGACTTTCCTGTGTGGTATAAGTCTGGGTATTCTGTTGATTACATATATGATTTAAGCGGATTCTTCGAGGCATTTCCTTTCATAAATGCCAGTAAGTTTGCAAAGGAAATTGGCATGAATGAATCTGTCATGCGGAAATATAAGGGAAAGATTGTAACAGCTTCCGATAAACAAAGAGCTCTTATACAAGAGAGATATAATAATCTTCTCAGAAGAATGGAAGCTGTCAGATTCTGATATTCTAGCCGTGAGGCTCTGATATAAAATCAAGAACTAATTGACAACAGAAGGCGCATCGTTTTGGTGCGCCTTTATTGCTTTTAATGAGGTTATCAATTAATGAGCCGGAGTTTAGTGCTCCGGCTTTCAATAATTTCTATTCCATAGTGGAAGTTCTTTTGTTTTTTTGTAGTATTTCTGAATTAGTCGCGCTTCGATACAGTGTGGAATATCGGAGTGTTTATCATCAACAGTGACAAACCATTGGATTATAATCTGATGTATTCCATTTGCCTTCATAGAATCAGAAAAGAAGGTCTGGCGTTTCACATCGTCTTGTTGATTGTTGATTCTTCCATATAACGCTTGTTTTCCATATATTCCCAATTGTGAGATTGTCCCAGCTTTGCCTATATAAATGATATTTTCAAAAGAAATGCACTCTTTGTAAATGATGTATACTCCTTGCTTGTCGCGTGGAACATCACTAGATACTTTTCGCAGAATATCATCTGTTTTGAAATTAAAATAGCCGCTTTTATACTTCATTAGAAAATGGAAACAAGAAACTCCCATATTATTTAACTTTAATCTTTGCTACAATATTTTCTAATTCCTCTATCGTATCGGCTTTGTAGAAGTTTTCTTTATACTGGATAAGGGCGGTGAGTTCACTTTTATCGGTTACTTCTACTGGCGAAGCGAAGAGTTGCCACATAGGAACATCTAAGGCGGATGCTATTTTTTCAAGAGTTTCTACCGAAGGCATCGTTTTGTTATTAATGAGATTACTTACCGTAACCTTTGAAACACCTATTGTATCAGCTAAACTAACTGACGAAACACCTTTTTCTACCATTATTTCTTTGATTCTTACCTGCATAAAATATAGCTTTAACTAATTAATGCTGCAAATATAGTAATATTTTAATCTTTAATGTTTGATGATAAAATATTAGTTTATTAATCTATGTTAAAGATAAAGTAATATTTATTCTTTTATTTGTAGGTGATAAAATATTACTTTATCTTTGCATCGTCAGAAACGAAGTAATAACAATTAAAAGATATACGATCATGGCAACAAAGAAGATTGATGAAAAGAAAACATTGAAGTATGCAGTAGCATTCTACTTCTGTACATCAGGTAAGATAAACTTCATGTTAGGCAATAAAATGTATCAGCATATAAATACTGTTTATGACCAAAGAGAAGATGGTAGAGGTTTCAATACCTGTGAAGTCGTTTATAATTACAAGGCTCAAAAGTACGAGGTTCTGAATGTAGATACAGAGATAGGTAACAAAGAGATTCAAATATTATAAGTTTAACCAGCAGGGCGTAAGCCCTGCATAACATAGAAGATTATGAAAGCAACAGATATTAAAATGTACATCAGTACATTGTCTATTATCAAAAAAGGTCAAGAAATTGAATGTGGTGACTTTTTAGGTGGTAGAAAGGTAAATGCCAGTCAAGAAGATGCCTTGAATAGCATGAAAAATGCTGTATATATGTATTTGTTTGCATCTATCATGAAGAAGGATAAAGGTTACAAAACAATGGCATTCACAATAACCGCTTGCAATTCTGCTGTTTATGATAACAGCATGAAGACAGAGGTTGTATGTAAGGTTGGTTATAAAGAAATGATACAGCTTATCAAAGATGGGTATAGAAGTCCACTATTTGATACTCGCAAGCTGAAATCATTGGTAGATATGAGACTTAAAGAGCTAAAGATAGCATAATAACCAGCAGGGCGAAAGCCCTGCGCAATATAGAAGAATATGAAAGAAAATATATTTTTAAAAGCAGTTATAGAAAAACCGTTATTGAATAATGAACCAGAAGTTTTACACCTTTTCGTTCAAATTATCAATGAAATAACTTCTTGTATGTCAGAAAACGAGTTAAGAGGCTGTATGAACTCTTTAATAGTAAGATACCCTTATTTTAAACTGTTTTTCGATTATGGTTTCGGACATAATCATATGTGGGTGAAAGCATCAGGTTCTTTAGAAAGATTGATATTGGTTGAGTTCTAATCCGGTAGCCTTATGGCTACCACAATATACACGATTATGAAAGCAGATTTAGTTTTAGTTATCAGCCCTGAAGCCCCACTGATGAAGCAACTGGGCAAGGTATTGGGTAAGATGGTAACCCCTTATGACTTCTCTACTATAGAGAGGGGTGAAAAGTACATCACCATACAGCATGATGAAACTGGGCTTGTAGTGGCTTATACGAGTGAAGAAAGATTGAACGTAAAAATGAATTAAGAATGAAGAATGTATTAGAATCTTTGAAAGAAAGTGTCAAGAGTGGCAAAATCACAATCAGAGAGGCAGCTATAAAGCTGCATAAAGCAGGGTGGACGAGTTTTGTAGACGTGGATAAAACGAAACAATTACTTGAATTATGAACTCAATAAATGTAAACGGTTGCAGCGTATGCCAGCCCGGCAAAGAGAATTACACTACCTACGCAACGAAGTTAGGCAGAAAGAGAGTGAGAATGTACCAGTACGATTACCGTACTGAAAGTGGTGAACTCTTTGCTTGTTGTGCGCCTACCTTAGAGGCGTGTAGAGAAAGACGGGACAAATGGCTTAGTTCACGACAATAAGCCAATTGTCGTGTATAACGATTGAAGATATTTCGTTATCTTTGGTTGTGGTAGTACCTTTGGGGTACTATCTTTTATGTATAAATTTTATAACGATATAGTGATATGAAGATTAATTATAATGGTCAAGAGATAGAAGCGTATTCGCTCATAATGACAAAAGAAAACGCTTTAGATATTTTGAATGGTAAAAAGAGCATAGAAACACGTATGCTTAGCGCCAAATATGAGAAGATGTTCACGGACTTTGCGCAAGTTGACGAAAACGAGAAATTTAGAAAAGCTGGACGCGAGCAAGAATGTCAACCTATTTTAAGGACTGATATAGAAGCTATTCATTTTTATAGTACTGGTGCACCATGGACACTTGATGTCGCCATTGATGAAATTGGTATAGGCGAAATAACAGAAGAAGGAATAAAGTTCATGCACGATGAATTTGATTTTCATGATTTCGATGAACAGCTAGAAGATTTCAAGAAAAATCCGCCCGAAGAAGTGCCATTGTTCTATTATTTACATATCTGTGAGATTTTCATCATGATGGATTGAAATAATATAAGCCACTTCGGTGGCTTTACTTATTGGTAAAAAGATTGTTTAATTTAAAATTTAAGATTATGGGAGAAACTTACGCAACTGATGCGAGCGGTAATAAATATCGCACTCGAAAAGACTATGAAGCTGGTCGTTTTCAATCTATGGGTAGAAATGCAGCCCAAAGAGCGAGAATTAATCGTAAGGTAGGTGGTAGGATTGCTTGATGATGAAAAAGGCAATAGATATAATAAAAACTATCGCCGAAAGGACTGACAGGGTTATATTGTTTCACTCGGCATCGGGTAAAGACAGTATAGCCCTTTTAGACCTTATTTCACCATACTTTAAAGAAATTGTATGCGTTTATATGTACGTTGTTAAAGACTTATCTCATATTAACCGTTATATAAACTATGCTTGTAATAAATATCCAAATGTTAAGTATGTGCAGATTCCTCATTTTGCAGTTTATTCCTATAGACGCATTGGGTATATGGGATGCGAGAAAAATGAGAAACAGAAACTTTACAGCATGGCTCAGCTTACAGATATAGTAAGGGAGAAATACAATATTGAGTGGGCTTTCTTCGGCTTTAAGCAATCCGATTCAATGAACAGGCGTTTGATGCTACGTACATACGACATGAACGGAATTAATGAAGCGCAAAAGAAGTGTTATCCATTGTCTGAATACAAAAATAAAGACGTCATGGATTATATTAGCAGGGCTGGTTTAATCAAACCGGAATCATACGATTCCAAGCATCAATCATCCGGAACGGACATAACGGATATTAACTACCTTCTTTTTCTTCGTAATAGATTTCCGGGTGATTTGCAGAAAGTTATAAATGAATACCCTTTGGTGGAACGAAAACTATTTGAATACGATTATGAAAGAACTAAAGCAAAGTGAGACAAGAATTATAAAGCGCTCCAAAATAAATCTGAATCCGATTAATCCTAAAAGGCATTCTGATGAGAGGGTAAAACTGCAAAAGAAGAACTTGCAAAAAGTGGGTTTCCTCGGCGGTATCGTATGGAATGAGAAATCGGGAAATCTTATAGACGGGCATCGCAGGATAAAAGCAATGGATTTGCATTATAAATACGATGGTACTTCCAGCACGGATTACAATGTTAAGGTTGAGGTCGTAAATCTGGATGATAAGGCTGAGAAGGAACAGCTTACATACATGGCCGTGGGAAATACTAAACCAGATATTGATTTGATAGCTGATTACATTAATGATATTGATTACTCCGATGTCGGTTTGAGTGAAGCTGAACTTAATGATATTCTATCCATAAGTGGTATTGATGATATTAGATTGTCTGATTCTTTAGATAATTTGCTATCTTCCCCGGTGAAAGAATCAAAGCGTCTTGATAGAACAGAAGAAGAAAAGAAAGCTCACATGAAAGAGGTTAAGCAACAGGTTAAGGCAGTGGCTAAGGAACGCCAACTCAATGAAGAAGCTTACATAATGCTTTCGTTCTCCTCCTACGAAGCTAAGGCTGATTTTTGTGACCTGCTTGGTATAAGTACAGATGATAAGTTCGCTAAAGGGGAAGGTGTTTTAAAACTGATTGAATAAGTATGGCAAAGCCGAAGTTTGATTTTGATGATGAACAGAACCTAATCCGTATTGAGGGTTGGGCACGTGATGGTTTGGACGATAAGCAAATCGCAGCAAACATCGGCTACAGTGAAGCGCATTTCTCTGTGTTGAAAGGTAAATTGCCTAAATTATCTAAAGCATTAAAAAATGGGCGTGCGCCCATTGATTTTGCCATTGAAAGCAAGATTTATCGTAAGGCTATGGGGATGAAGGTAAAAGTTCAACAGGCTATTAAGGTGAAAGATGTGTTTTTCGATGAAGAAGGTCGCAGATGCGAGAAAGAACGGGTAGAGATTGTGGAATTAGACCAAGAAGTACCACCTGATACAACAGCTGGTATTTTCTGGCTCAAAAACCGTAAGCCCGAACAATGGAATAGACCGGCTCCAAGAGCTGAAGATGATGCATATATTCCAACAGACATAGAGCATGGCATCAACATTGATTCTTGGATTAAAGACAAGCTGAAATGATAGTACCTCAAGAAATTTACCATCCATTATACGAGGATAAGGAAAAATTTATAATTCTTATTACCGGTGGGCGTGGTTCGGGAAAGTCTTTCAATGCTTCTACCTTTATTGAGCGGTTGACTTTTGAAATGACTCCCGTAGAGAAAATAGTTCATCAGATTCTTTACACCCGTTACACGATGGTTTCTGCCGGTATGTCTATCATCCCCGAAATGATGGAGAAGATAGATTTGGACGGTACCACGAAATATTTCAAGACCACAAAGACGGACATAGTCAATAAGATGACTAAGAGCCGTATCATGTTTCGGGGTATCAAGACTTCTTCCGGAAACCAGACAGCAAAACTGAAATCCATTCAAGGCATTACGACTTTTGTCTGCGATGAAGCGGAAGAGTGGACAAGCGAAGATGAGTTCGACAAGATAATGCTCTCCATTCGCAAGAAGGGTATTCAGAACCGGATTATCATTATAATGAACCCATGCGATTCCAATCACTTCATCTACAAGAAATACATTGAGAAAACTCACAAGCTGGTAGAAATTGACGGTGTGCAGGTTCAGATTTCCACTCATCCGAATGTGCTCCATATCCATACTACGTATTTTGATAACTTGGATAACCTTTCTCCTGAGTTCCTGAAAGAGGTGGAAGATATGAAGGTGAGTAATCCTGAAAAGTATGCTCATGTGGTTATCGGCCGGTGGGCTGACGTTGCAGAAGGTGCTGTGTTCAAGAAGTGGGGAATTGTTGACGAGTTCCCGGCTGAATGCAAAAAAGTTGGCATAGGGCTGGACTTTGGGTATAGCATGGACCCCACAGCGATAGTTAGGTGCGGAATATGGGATAATAGACTATATCTTGACGAAGTAGATTACCGAACCGGATTGCTTTCAACCGATATAGTCAAATCGCTTAGACCCTGGGGCATGAAAACTATTGCCGATAGCGCAGATCCGAGATTGATACAAGAAATCCATAACGGGGGAATAAGGATATATGCCGTCGAAAAAGGTGCTGGATCAATCAATGCAGGAATTGACAAAATGCAAAGTCTTGAAATTTTCGTAACCAAGCGTTCATACAACCTGCAAAATGAGCTGAGGAATTATGTATGGGATAAAGATAAAGACGGAAGGTATATAAACACTCCAGTGGATGCAAACAACCACTGCTTTCGTGGAGACACACTGATTACTACCATAAATGGCGATATTCCTATCAAGGATATTCGGGTCGGGGATTATGTTCTTACACGAAATGGTTATAAAAAAGTGCTTAAGAAACACAATAACGGAGTAAGAAAAGTAATTGAAAAAGAAGTCTTTATAGGCTTTGAAAAACGAACATTTTTTGCTACCTTAGAACATAAATTTAACGCAAACGGAAAATGGAAGAAGTACGGAAAATTAACAAAAGGGGACAAGTTGTTTGTTCTATCGAATTTAACGGGAGAGTGTACAAACGGTATCCAAATGGGAAACACCCCAATTATTACTATTGGAAATTTGGACACGGAAACAAACAGAGCGAGATGCTGCATCATGCCGTTTACAAATTCTATCATGGGGAAATTCCGAATGGAAAGATTATCCACCACATTGACCACAATCCGCTCAATAACTCGATTGAAAACCTTGAAGCGGTTTCAAGAAGTGAACATAATAGGCTACATCCGGAGAAAATTGACAATATTGTCAGAATGGGTCTTAACACAAAAGGCGCATATACAAAATCAAATTGGAATCAAAGAAGAATTAAGGCAATTGCCCGATTACAGAGCGAAGAGAGAGTGTGCGAGCAATGTGGCGGACGATTCACAGCAACAAATGTTCATCAGCGATTTTGCTCAAAGAAATGCCATCACAAATGGCAGTACACCTCGCCTAAATGTACGACAGAAATGGTGTGCCAATACTGCGGAATCACATTCATGGGGAACAAGTATCTTAAGCCCAAATGCTGTTCAAAAGAATGCGCACATAAACTGCAAGCAAGTAACAGACGTAAAAACAATAAGTGAAAGCTATTGCGAGGTATATGATTTGACCATTGAAGGTGAACATGAATATTTTGCTAATGGGGTTCTCGTGCATAATTGTATAGATGCTGTACGTTACTATGTATTGGGTGAGCTTCTTGGTAAGATTCAGAAGCCGAAAGATTTAACAGGAATATTCACACATTAAAAATATAAACTATGCCATTGAATTTAGAAGAAATATTAGCATTGCCTGACATCGGGCAGAAGATAAACTACCTGAAGAAAGGTAGGAAGACTGAACTTCCCGACCGTTGCAAACTTTGGGATGATTGGAATCCGGAACGACATGAAATCATGGTTGACAAAAAGAAATATCCGGACAGAAAGGTTCTTGAAAAAGAAGCAGAGAAGCACTTCGATGAAAAAACGGGTAAGACTTATGAAATCGAAGCAAAGTATAAGACTGAACCGGTGAACCGTATCTCCATTCCATTGGAACAGGATATCGTGAACATCCAAACTGCTTTTACAGTCGGCACAGAACCGTCTATGGATTGCACTCCAACTGATGATGATGAAAAGAAGCTGCTGGATGCGGTAAAGGCTGTATTTAAATCCAACAAAATCAAATACCAAAACAAGAAGATTGTCCGTGCCTGGCTCTCCGAACAAGAAGCGGCAGAATATTGGTATGTTACCGATGATGATTCGTTTTGGGCAAAGTTTTGGAAGAAAGTTAAGACTACGTTCGGTGGCAAGGTCAAGCCCACCAAGAAACTGAAAAGCGTGTTATGGTCTCCATTCAGAGGTGATAAACTATACCCGTTCTTTAACGACGAAGGTAAAATGATTGCTTTCTCACGTGAGTATAAAAAGAAGCTCATGGATGATTCGGAGGTCACCTGCTTTATGACTATCACGGACAAAATGGTTTATCAATGGGATTTGTCTAAAGGGTATGAAGAAAGAACGCCTTTTGCTCATGGATTCCCAAAACTACCGGTTCTTTATGCTTATCGTCCTGAACCTTATTGCAAGAAGATAAAGACATTCCGTGTCCGGCTGGAAAAACTGTTATCTAATTATGCTGATTGTATAGACTACCATTTCTTCCCACTGCTGAAGCTAATTGGAGATGTAGAGGGTTTCATGGGTAAGGTTAAGGATAGAATGGTCAAACTTACAGGTGAAGGTGCGGATGCCCAGTATCTGACGTGGAACCAAGTTCCGGATACGGTACGTTTTGAAGCAGAAACACTCACTAATATGGCTTATGATATGTCAAACACTCCAAGAATATCGTTTGAGACATTGAAAGGCATAGGCAAGGCTTCCGGCACTGCTTTCCGCTTCATGTTTATGGGTGCACATATGGCGGTAGAAAATCACGGTGAGGTTATCGGTGAGTTCTTGCAGCGGAGAGTAAATTTCATTGTTTCCGCTTTAGGCTCTATCAATCCAACCGAGTTTAGCAAGGCATCGCAGACCATTGACATAGAAACAGAACTGGTTCCATATATGATTGATGATTTGAATGATAAGGTTACTACGGCTGTCTCCGCTGTTAGTGGTGGTGTATGGTCAAGACGTGAGGGCATTATGTTTGCTGGGAACGCGGATCGCATTGATGAAGAGCTGAAGGAAATCAAAGAGGAACAGGTGGCAAAGAATGAGCAAATCGGAAATAAGGGACAGAAAAACGCCTCTTAGTCAGAAAAATTACGGGATTTATAATTTTTTGATAGGGAAAATAGGATAGTTAGTGGTGACTCTTTGGAGTTGCCGCTATTTTTTTGCTCTTTAAATTGTAAATATTAGAATATAATTTTGAATTATAGAATTATATATGTATTTTTGTCACACGATAATTGAGTAACCAATGAGAATATTTACCGAACAAGCATTAAAAGAATATGCAGAGAACCATCCCGATTCAAAGGTCGCTTTGCAAGAATGGACTACCATTGTGAAAAGAAGCAAGTGGACCTGTTTTGCCGATATTAAGAAAACGTTTAATAGCGTTGATAATGTAGGTAATCAACACTATGTTTTCAATATCAAAGGCAATAACTATCGTTTGGTAGTAGTGATTAAATTCACTATTCAGTTTGTGTATATTCGCTTTATTGGTACTCATAAAGAATATGATAAAATAGATTGCGCTAATATTTAGGATTATGACAAAGATAGAAAATCAAGCCCAATATGAATGGGCGGTGAAAAGAGTAGAGGAACTTCTTCCATTAGTGAAAGATGATACTCCTTTGAATGACCCAAATAGCATAGAATTGGAGCTTCTTTCTAATTTGGTTGCTGATTATTCCGAAGAACATTTTGCATTGGGAGAACCAACACTTGTGGATGTTCTTAAACTTCGTATGTACGAAATGGGGCTTAATCAAAAATCACTTGCAAAGTTAGTTGGTGTCAGCCCATCACGATTAAGTGATTATATATCTGGTAAATGTGAACCAACCTTGAAAGTTGCTCGTGAGATAAGCCGGAAGCTAAATATTGATGCAAATATAGTGTTGGGAGTATAAGTATAAGTTTTTGTCGTGATATATTTTAGGCGTGATTCATTCGGTTTCACGCCTTTTTTTATACCATTTTACGACAATCGTTTTATTGTCGTGTATCACCTATCTGATAATTTTTCACCTTCTTTATAAATAACGAAATTTACCGTAGAAATTTATAAATCAAATTCATACGGTATGACAATCTTAGAACAAATCTTAGCAGGGCTACAACAGAAATTCGCTGGGGTGGACACTGCTATTCTTACCCGCATTGCCACCAAAAAGGCAGAGGGTGTAACGGACGAGACAAAAGTAAACTCCATTGTTGAGGGTATCAGTTTTTCGGACGTGCTTAATTCCTATGGTGATTTCCGTGCCGGGGATGCTTCAAAAACGGCAGTGACTAACTACGAGAAGAGGCATAACCTTAAAGACGGTAAGCCAATCGAGACTACCACAACCACCAAAACGGAAGAGAATAAAGACGATGTGCCTGCATGGGCGCAAGCTTTAATTGACTCCAACAAGAACCTTTCTGATAAGCTAACACAGTTAGAAACGGAAAAGGCTCAAACAACACGTAGCCAGCAGATTTTGGCAAAGGCAAAGGAGTATGGTATTCCCGAAAACTACGCCAAACGATGCGCCATTAAGGACGATGAGGACTTGGACGCATACTTCAAGGACTTGAAGCAGGAGTTTGCGAATGACGGCTTTAAGGGTGTAGTTCCTCCAGATACAGCAAAAAAAGAACTGGAGAATGAGACTCAGTCGTTTGCGAAAATGATTGCAGACGACACTAAAGAAATTGTAGAACAACAAAAATAGAGAAACTCGCCCGATTTCGGATGGATTTAGGAAGAATAATGTAAACTATTGGGCTTTCAGGGAGATACGCAGCATTATTCCGCATTTGTAAATGTGTGCTTTGAAGCCGTTTTTTGAATAGTTAAGCGAAAAAATTGCTACCTATCCGTTGCCCATTCCAGTTGTATGGAGTTGTTTGAAAATCCTTTCTGCTCCGACCGTAAAGAACGCAGTTTCATCATTTTGGCTTAGCGAAGGTACTTATTTTTTTTGAGATATGAAAAATATAGGTTCCGGAAGTCAATGGTGATAGCTTTGTCGATGTCTGACGATATTTTACATGCCGATGATTAACTCTGTCTCTGTTAATTTTGCAAACAATGGAACAGATTATGAATCAGACAGATGTAAAGGTTTCGTTCTACCTTAAAAAGAGCGAGGCGGATGCCAGGGGAAACTGTCCCGTGATGGCACGGCTTATTGTCGGCAAGCACTCTGAAACAGCATTCAGTGTCAAGTTTCGTGTGCCACAGTCATTGTGGTCATCCGGACGGGCGTGTGGAAAAAGTGTTGCGGCAAGAGACATAAACAACAGACTGGATGAAATACGTGCTGCCGCGCTCGGCATCTATGCGGAACAATCTGCAATCCGTGAGGATGTAACAGCAGAGGATGTAAAGCATCAACTTTTGGGTATGGCTTCGGAACAGGAAACCCTATTAAGCTATTTCAGACTTTTCATTAGAAATTTCGAGAAACGCGTTGGGATCAATCGTACGGAAAAGACATTGAGGGCTTACCGCAATTCCTACAATCATCTGGTACGTTTTTTACAGATGCAATATAAGCTGTCAGATATCCCTTTTGCCGCATTGGACCGTTCCTTCATTGAAAAATATGACTTGTATCTACGTACGGAATGTTGTCTGGCTTCAGGCACAATAGTCAATCTTACCGTCCAACTGAAAACAATTGTCGGAGAAGCTATTGCTGACGGTATAATAACAGTATTCCCGTTTGTCGGATATGAACCGGTACATCCGAAACCGGAACAGAAATATCTCACCTCCGAAGAATTGAATAGGATTATGACAACACCTCTCCATGATCAGATTCTTTATCATGTGAGAGATATGTTCCTGTTTTCCTGTTATACGGGTATTCCCTATAGCGACATGTGTCTGCTGACAAATGAAAACCTTTCTCTCGCGGAAGATGGTACCTGGTGGATCAGGAGTTCTCGCAAGAAAACCGGTGTAGATTTTGAAATACCGCTTATGGAACTGCCGTTCCATATTATTGAAAAATACCGCGATATGGCTCCTGAAGGAAAGCTTCTCCCCATGTATTCCAACAGTTCATTGAATCGTTATCTGAAACGCATCGCCGAAATTTGCGGTATAGGACGTAAGCTGGTCTTCCATGCAGCCCGTCATACCTATGCGACAGAAATTACACTTTCCCATGGCGTACCGCTTGAAACGGTCAGCAAGATGTTGGGGCACAGTCGTATTGAGACCACACAGCATTACGCAAAGGTGACAGACAATAAGATAGATACAGATACGAAAGCATTGGATAAAATAATTGCTGAGCGGTTTTCTGTAGTTATTTGACAATGGCAAAAAATAGGATTATGAAAAGAAATACTGACAATATGGAAATCAAACGTCGCAGTACATTTGCGATACTGTTTTATATAAACCGCACCAAAGTCCGTAAGGATGGAACGTGCCAGTTGCTGTGCAAGATAAGCATAGATGCCAAATGGGAACAGATAGGAACGAAAGTATCCGTCAATCCGGCCATCTGGAATCCTGAAAAAGGACGGGCTGATGGCCGCAGTGGGAATGCCATTACCGTCAACCGGGCTATTGATGATCTGACCAAAGAAATCAAGGAGCATTACAGGCGGATTAAGAACAGTCTGGGATTTATTACGGCAGAGCAGGTAAAGAATGCCGTGATGGGAGTCGGTCAGAAACCGCTAACTCTGCTGGCTCTTTTCAGAGAGCATAACGAGGAGTTTAAGAAACGTATCGGTGTGGATCGTATAAAGGAGAGTTATGATTCCTACTTACGTTCATATAAGCACCTTTCGGCTTTCGTGCAGGAAAAACGCGGCGTAGAGGATGTACTGCTACGTAGTCTTGACCGTGTGTTCTACGATGACTTTGAACTTTTTCTCAGGACGGACAGGAATTTAAGCCCGAAGAGCGTGCATGAACATCTTTACAGGCTGAAGAAGATGACCATGCGGGCTGTCAGCCAGGGAACAATCCGCCGTGATCCGTATTGTCGCCTTCATCCTGAACTGCCCAAACGGAAAAGTCGTCATCTAAAGCTGGAAGATCTGAAGACACTGCTTACAACACCTGTCGAGAAGCCACAGCTTCAGTTTGTAAGGGATATGTTCATCTTCTCCACTTTTACCGGACTTGCCTATACGGATTTGAAAAAATTGAGGGTAAATGATATTACCCAATCTGAAGACGGTTCATGGTGGATCCATATCCATCGCCAGAAAACAGGAACACTGTCTTCTGTCCGATTGCTGGATATTCCGTTGAAGATAATAGAGAAATATCGGGAACAGAGAAAGGATGACAAGGTCTTCAATCTGTATAGTCGTACGTATTTCATTATGCTCGCCCACCAGTTGGGTGAAGTTTACGGATTTGAACTTACATTTCATAAGGCACGACACAATTTCGGAACCCATATAACCCTTTCATTGGGTGTTCCAATCGAGACAGTCGGCAAAATGATGGGGCATATGCGTATTGAGACCACGCAGCTTTACGCCAAAGTGACTGACAGGAAAGTGGACGAGGACATGAAACGGCTGAAAGCAGCCGGAATGGATCGGATTCCTGGTCTGTATGAAGAAGATGTTATTGTCAGGAAACGAAGAAGGAGATTCGGATACCAATTGTCCGACAACAAAGAAACGACCTTGTAAAGAGGCCGTTTCTTTTACTTTTGCTTCATACCCATCGCTGTTCTTCCCTGCATCTTTTATAAGCGTCATCAAGAACTTTTTGTATGTCTGACTCTTTGTATAGGGCTTTTCCCTGCACAAGATAGTAAGGTATCACACCGAGGGTCCGGTATTCCTGCAAGGTACGCCGGCTTACTTTCAACAGCTTTGAAAGTTCCTCGTCCGTGAGGAAATAATCACCGTGAAATGCGGGCCTTGGAGCCGTCCGTATTGCGTCTATCATGCGCTCCATGTTTTCCAGCCCTTTGAAAATAGTATCAATCCGCTGGTCTTTTCTGTTTATAAGATCGTAACTCATGGCTTTCTTTTTTGTGGGTGATAACTTGATTCCAACAGGCTTTGTACATCTTCCGGTTTGTAGAAGAACTTGTTCTTGATCCGGGTGAAAGGCAACAGTCCTTTCTCGCGATATACCTGAAGTGTTCTCTTGGATATTCGGAGAATCCCGCATACCTCCTGATTGTCCATCCATTTTTTCAGTCCCGCGTCTTTGGTCTGACTACATATACCAATGACTTTTTTCTCAATCAGGCTGAGGCGGACAACCAATTCGTCAAAGGTCTGTTTTTCCATACATATAATTTCCATACCGTCATTTTATTAGGGTTGAAGACCGAGTTCTTTTTTTATTCTCGCCGGCAGCACCTTCCCCTTCCTGTTCAGGAAGTCCTGGACTTCCGAAGCCTTGTAGTAGGTACGCCCGTCAATCATGTAGTATGTGACGAGCTTCTTCTGGCGGTAGCGTGCAAGGGTGCGTTTCGTAACGCCAAGGAGTTCGCACATATCCTGGTTGTCGAGCAGCTTGTCACCCTCAAGGGCGGCCGTCTGCCTGTTCATGCGGTTCAGTCTGTCATCTATCCTGTCAAACCGTTCCATTATCTGGTGGAGCATCATCTGGAATGTCTCCCTGTCTATCTGTATCAT